AATAATTCGTTATTAGTAAAATTTACTGTATAAACTCCTTTTGTATTTCCTATATCTGATCTTCTTAATTGATATGGAGAACCTACATAAATAACATTACCTAATTCCTGACGTTTATGAATATGTCCAGATAATATTTTTCCTTTAAATATTTTTGAATCAACTGCACCGATAATAGTCATACCATTATCAAATTTCATTTGTGAAATATCTGTATGCATCCATGCGTAATTTGCTTTACCAGAATATTCAAGTAATACTTTATTTTCCTCTTCATGTGAACCCAAATATGGTATTGCTATAATATTTGATAATATCTTAGTTGACGGTTTAATCTTAATTAAAGTAGGTTCCTTTATAACTGTAACATTTGGAATATTATCTAAATTTCTTAATGATGTATTTCCTTTATTAGTTCTTTTAGATAAATCATGATTTCCATTTATGATATAAACCGGTAATATAGATCCTAAAATTTCAAATATATCTATTGCTAAATCATTTACATTAATATCAATAGATTTTCTATCATCATATACATCACCTAAAATTGCTAAAAAATATGTAGGATCTTTTTCTACTAATGATCTTATATATGGAATAAACCAATTATAAAAATATGATGAAATATTTTCTTGCCATTCTTCTGATGCAGATCTTACACCTAAATGAATATCTGCAAGAAAAATACATTTACTTGCCTTAATCTAAATTATATTTTTTGTTGTTGTCATTATTTAAGTAATCTATTACTTTTTACATTAAATATTATATTAAAAAAAGAGGAAATAGTTTTTAACATTAAACTATTTCCTCTTTTATATTACTATTGATATGATTATAATATTCCTAAATCATATCATCATTCATACTATATGAATATCCATTAAGGATTAAATAACTTTCTAAAAATAAAGATGAATACATCACAAAACACTAAATAACTTTTATTATTTATATGGAATCCAACCATAACCGAATCAAATGAGCCGTATTGCTCATTTGAATGTGTGTCAATAAAAATACTTCATCTTTGCTTAAAATTAAGCTACATATACAACGCCCATATTGCCACAAGTGCCGCCTAAGTATGCAACTTTACCATTGCCTAAATCAATAGTATTAGCTTCTGTATATGCTTTGCAGTATGCTTTACCAGCACGCTTCAATAAACTAAAAATTCTTTTCATAATCAACTAACGTAAATTTAATTTTAAAATTTTTCTAACTATCTTTTTTAACTATCAATTTTTTAAATTACATAAGAATAAGTCCTGCTTCATAAACTGCCTTATTCATTTCGTAATTACCATTACAGTATGCTGTCCAAGCATTCTTAACTGCGTTCATAATTGTTCTCATAACGTAAATTCAATTTATTTTTAATTTTAGAAAACTGTTTGTGAAAACCGTTTTTTAATGTCTTTATATTTGTAATTTATTTTAATAACTATCTTACATTTTATTTATCTAATTGTTTTCAAAAAACATGCTTTTCAGCATAAAAATGGATCATTTTCTGATCTAGATCTGTTAATTTACTCAAAACTATATGTAATTTGTAACATTTACCTTTCATTTTTACACATTGTCATTATTCTCCAAATAATCAGTTTCCCATGGTTTTGCTGACTGAAATGCTTTCTTTGTAATATCAACAAATATTGGATTATCTATTCCACCATCTACTTTCATATACATAACTTGATTTGTAGTCTTTGATGTTAAAGGTCCACATTCTTCTTTCCATGGTCCTAACTTAATATAATCAAATGTACCATGATGTAATGGAAATACTTCCCTACCAGAATACCAACCTGTATGTAAATTTGGATATTTTTCTTTAACATACATAGATAATCTTACAACTTCTTTAGGATTATTATCACCACCCATAAAACCTATACAGGTAATACCTTTATTATCATTAATTAGTTTATCCAATACATCTTCTGTTAATTCAGTACCTATATCATTTGCTAAATATGATGAATGACAACCCGGACAATGATTAGGACAACCTGATATATTTAATGCCAATGTAACTTCATCTGGAAATTCTCTGAATACAACTTCATCAATTACATATTTAATATACTTTCTATCTGTCATATTAATAAAAAAAAAAGAAATGTTTAGATATTTATATTCTAAACATTTCTTTTTGTTTTTATTCTTTACTCATTTACATTCTTCAAATCATCCTCTTCACATGGACGAGATGCATTTTTATATTCATCTGGAAGATTAATCCATGTAGTATAAAGAATAGGGCGTGCTTCATAATAATTACAACCTGATTCATATGCATACATAGCTTTTACACTATCTGCAATCTCAGTATTCAATGCACCTTTAATAGTATACATCAAAGGATCATGTGTACCATACTTTGTGCGTACAACAACGCAACGTTCCAAATCCGAAAGCTTTGATTCATTATTATCTGTTGGAGGTACAATACCATTTCCATACTTCTTAATGTATGCTTTTGCTTTCTTCTCAAACTTTGATTCTATAACCAAACCTGAAAGATTCAACTTACATTCATTAATAAGAAATTCTTTATTTTCAATGAATGCTGTTGCAAGAGCTTCTTCAGAACCGATACTGAATTCTTTAAGATTCTTATTCACAACATCCATCATGAAATACTTGCTCATTGCATGATAAACCTCATTGTAGAAACACTTCTTACCTGTCTTTGTAGTAAGATTATACTTTGTCTTACCACATGCAATCTTCACAAGCAGATTCTTGATAGCATCTGCTGTATAGATAGAATTACGTGTTTTCTTACCAACGAAAATATCTTTAATTGTACTCATATTTTTTATTTTTTAATTGTTATATCTTTTATTTTTTAATCACAATACAAAGATACACATATTTTTCCATAATAAAAAATAATATCTCAAAAAACTCATGTTTTTCTTCAAAAAACATAAGAAAAACATAAGAAAACACACGATTTTTTAATGTTTTTCTTGATCCAGTATAAATATACTGTAACAATGAAAATATCTCATTTTAATACTATATAATGTACATGTACATTATTAAATATAAAGGATATGTTGATTCATTATTTTCTCTTTAGAACCGGAAACGGTAGCAGCACAAATACCAGATTTTGACTATCCTAATTTTGTATCTATGTTTGTCGCCATTGTCTATAACAATGTCATAAGTTGTGTCGCATTGACAGCGCATGTATTCGGTGTTGTTCCTTTTATACGAACTGCAGATGTTCCATTTAAAGTTATAATCTTCCCTTCAATATTAACTTCATTTCCAGATGTTATATTAATCTGCTATGGTGCCTATATATAAACTTTTCCATCTGTTAACTAAATCTAAACACCGGTTGTTTCATCAGGTCCATAATGAATAGTTATAGTATTATCAGGTGTCATTTGCATATATGAACCTTTATAATAAAATGTCAATCCAGAACCAGGTTGAAACTTAATAGACAAATCATATTCAGAATCATAAAGAAGAACCTATGAACCTTCATAATCTGAAGCTATTTCTTCTGATAATTTTCTATCTATTGAATTTGTACCGTACCATTCCATAGCATTGACATCATCCTATGCAAATCTTACTCTTACTTTTGTTCCTACACGTGGTATTGAAATCTAACCACCACCTGATCCTGAAAACATACCAGATCCAGCATAATTACACCATGGTAAATTCTCGGTTGCTATATTATCATGTAATCCTGCAACTCTCACTTTCACACGTCCAGAGCATGTTGGATCATCTATTGATTCAACTACACCAGTTTTTACTTGTTTTGTATTATTTTTGCTAATGCTCATATATCTGAATTATTTGATTTTCAATTACTTATAAATTATTTTCAAAAATTATTAAAAATATTTCTCAAAAATGTAGACTTTTTCCCAAAAGCCCAGTATAATAAATATGTTAGTATTTAAGGTTGTGATAGATCTATATATAATATATGAAAAAATTTAATTTTTAAATTTATAATTTTAATTTAATTTTATTCTATTTATTTAATGAATTTAGTAAGGTAAGTCTTTCGGAAATGTAAATATTTTTTATTATATTATTTAGAATTTGTATAAATTAATATATAAATAACATTGATTATCAATTAGTTATAAATTATTTTTAATTTTTATTAAACTTTTTTAACAAAAAATGTAGACTTTTTCTCAAAATTCAAGTATAATTAATATTAGGATATTAAGGTAATGATAGATATTTAAAAAATTAATTAAAATTTTTATTTAAATTTGAAAGCTTAGTATAATAAATATGTTAGTATTTAAGGTTGAGATAGATATTATATATAATATATGTAAAAATTTAATTTTTAAATCTAATTAAATTTCTTTTGGTTCTTTTCTTTTTGATTACTTTTTCTTTGGTCCTTTCTTTTTCAAAAGGTAGATCCTTTCAGAGAATGAAATTATTTTTAAAATATGATTTTAATTAAATTATTCATTTAAGACTTTATTTTTTATTATATATATAATATATAAAGAATTGTTCTTTAATTATATGAATGAAGAAAATACACAGCAAGATAATAATACAATAAATAATATAGATAATAATTCAATTCAAAATAATTCTGTTGTTAATAATACTAATACATCTGTACAAACAAATACACAACAGCAGAATTCATTAGAAAATTCATTAACAAATTTACAGGATAAATGGACTGATATTATAAAGTCTCTTAATGAACGTATGAAAGATCTTAAATCTATAGATGGATTAATGAATGAAGTTTATTTAAAAAGACAAGAAGCTATTGATTTATTTTATGGAACTGCAAAGATTTTAAGTAAACAAACAAGAGATTATAAAACAAAAGCATCAAGTATATATTTAGCTTTAAAATCAGGATCATCCGGTATTCGTTATACAAATGAAAGTGCTATTAATTTACAAATAGAATCTCAATTGTCAGCAGAAAAAGAATCAGTAGATTTATTAGATAATTTCTGTAAATATATGAAAGATACTATTTCAACTATTGATAATATTATATATGGAATCAATAATAAGATTAAAGTTTTTGAAATGATGCATGGATTGAAATTTTAATTATAATTTAATATATAAAACAGAAAGAAGATATAAGTTTTTCAGAATTAACTTATATCTTCTTTTTTATTATAACAATTTTTTATTATAAGCATTTCCATAATTTCCATAAGGATTGACTGAACATGCTTTTTGCATTGCAGTAAAGAATTTAATATTTTCCTTAGGAATTAAAACCGGACAGTTATCAATATAGTAACCACCTTCTGAACCAATTTTTCCTTTTATATTTTTATTTCTAACAGGAGACTTTTTATTATTTTTCATATATTAATTATCTGATTATTTTTATTATTTATAGAATAAACAATTAACATATTTTTGACTATAATATATGTTGTTATTATAGTTATTTAAGTTTTAGTTTTTAATTATGGCAGTTAAGAAAGATAAAGATACAAATAAAGAAAACAAATGTTCATTTTGTGGTAAGACAAAAAAAGATGTTGCATTATTATTTAATGGTGAATATGGCAGTATATGCAATGAGTGTTGTGATCAGATATATAACATGAATCTTAGTATAATTAATCATAATACAAATTTTATACCAGAAGATGAATTTCATAAAGATGATGTAAAGAAACCTACAGAGATTAAAGAATTTCTAGATCAATATGTTATTGGACAAGATAAAGCAAAACAAAGATTAGCAGTTGCAGTTTATAACCATTATAAACGAATAAAGCAAAAAGGATTTGATGATGTTGAAATTGAGAAGTCAAATTGCATACTTTGTGGGGAAACTGGTGTTGGAAAAACGTTATTAGTGAAATCAATTGCAAAAATGTTAGATGTGCCTATTAGCATAGTAGATTGCAATTCTATAACAGAAGCCGGATACGTAGGTGATGATGTTGAAACTTCTATTACAAGACTTTTGCAAGCATGCGATTATGATGTTAAGAAAGCAGAACATGGCATAGTTTTCCTTGATGAACTTGATAAGATTGCAAGAAAGTCTGGAGGTAATCCTTCTATAACAAGAGATGTTTCAGGTGAAGGTGTTCAACAAGCATTACTTAAGATTATTGAAGGTACTGTTGTAAATGTTCCACCAAAGGGAGGTAGAAAACATCCTGATGCAAAAATGGTTCAAGTTGATACAAAAAATATTTTGTTTATTTGTGGAGGTGCTTTTGTAGGTTTAGATAAAATTATTGAAAGACGTATGAATAAATCTTCATTAGGTTTTATATCTAAAGAAGAGAATAAACAATATATAGAAGATAAAGAAAATAATAATATTCTTAAATATGCAAATGCTGAAGATTTTAAGAATTTTGGTTTAATACCGGAATTAATTGGACGTCTTCCTATTATTACATATCTTAATCCATTATCAGAAGAAGATTTGAAAAGAATATTGATTGAACCTAAGAATGCAATTATAAAACAATTCAAAAAATTATTTGAATTAGATGGTATTGAACTTATTATTGATGATGATGTATATGATTATATTGTTAAATTATCAATAAAGAATAAGTTAGGTGCAAGAGGTTTAAGAGGTATTGTAGAAGCATTATTATCTGATGATATGTATAAAATGCCTGCAACAGATGAAAAACAACTTCATATAACAATAGAATATGCTAAAGAAAAACTATTGGAGTATGAAAATACATATAATTAATTATTATTTTAAATTATCATTTTAAATCTTGGGTATTTTTTTATCCAAGATTTTTTTATTTGAAATAAAATGTGTATCTTTGTATTGTTAATGAAATAATAAACAATTAAAAAATAAAGATTATGAATACAAATAATAATATAAAGTGGCATAAGGCATCAGAATATGTAGATAATATGTCTAAAGTAAAGACATATTTAGGTTTACCTAAAGGTTGGGGTGCACCAGAATTTGTATCTGGAAATTGCAGTAAAGAATGGATATTAGAACATTATGATGCAATTTGTCCAATTACAATTGAAGGTATGGATGAATTCCGTAAAGAAACTCATAATTATGGTGAGTCTGAAACCGTTAAAGCATCTGAACTTACTGTAGGTGATAAGATTTATTATGATTATAGTGTATTAACTGTAAAAAATATTAATGATAATAAAATAGAATTCGATGTTCAAGGAATTACTATAGATAATCTTGATACATTGGTAGAGAAACTTTAATAATGTTTAATTAAATATAAAATATTAATATGATAATGATTGGTGATATTGTAAGAACTATTACAGATGTAAAGAATACAAATGGTGTATATGAAATTCATCCATGTGGAGATAATACTATTTCTGGACATATTAAATCTACAGATGGAAAATTAACAGACTTTTCTAACGGAAAAGAATATACAGATTATGAGGTTTCTCAGATTGAAATGTTTGAGGAAGAAGGAAATGTATATTATCGAAAAGTAATGTAATTTCATTGTTATGAATACAAATGAGAAATTTGAAAAATTAAAAAAATTAGCAGATAATATGTATGTTGCTGCTCAGTATTTGTCTACTGATGCATCACAATTAAAGAAAGCAATGAATGAATATCATCATTTTGTTGTTTATGAATTAAATAAAAATAATACTAAATAATAATTTATTAAATAATTTATGAAAAAGATTGTAATTGTTATTATTGCCGTAATTATCGGTATTTTTGTAATCTCTGGTGTATCTATGTATTTTACATATAATAACCAGGAAATTTCATTGAGAAATGAAGCTGAAGCACAGCGTGGTAAGATTGAAGGTTGTCATGATAAGATGTGGAAAGTTATTGCACAGCAGGCGCAAATCAGTGATAAGTATGCATCTGATTTTGACAAGATTTACACACATATCATGAGTGAACGTTATGACGCAAATGACGGTTCATTGATGAAGTGGATTACTGAAGCAAATCCTCAGTTTGATGCAAGTCTTTATAAGAATATTATGCAAAGCGTAGAGGTATTGCGAACGGAGTTTCAGAAGAATCAGGAACGAATGTTGGATATTGTAAGAGAACATAGAGATTTGTGTGCACGTTATCCAGGAAAGTGGTTTATTAGCAATACTGCAGATATTGATTATACAATAGTTTCTTCAGGTCGTTCAAAAACAGTAATGAGTACAGGTTTGGATGATGATATTGATGTATTTAAAAAGTAAATGATAGGTAAATATATAAACGTAGATAAGGTTATTTCTATTAAAATATTTGATAAGAAAGATGTTTTTAATGAAAGTTTTGTATGTACATTAATTCATCGTAAAGGTACTGTTAAGAGAAGACGATTAAAATTTAATGGGTTTAAAGTAGAAATTGAATGTGTGTATTATAAAGATGATATATTTGAACAATTATTTTCTGGTAAAATTACAAGGACAAAATTAAATGAATTGTATATGAAAGAATATATTGAAGATAATATAGAAAATAATTATGTCATTGAAGATAATATTTTATATGAAAAACCACGTATAGAAATAACACTTATTAATGATGAATTAGTTGTAATTCATCGAGATTCTGTGATAGAATTATATAATTATTTAAATAATATAGGACTTTCAAAACATAAAAATATTAAGAAAGTTTAATTAAAAAGGTAAATTATGTTGATTCATAGTTTACCTTTTTATTTCTATTAATAAATAATTTAACTGAATAATACTATATATTTTCACAAGATAAATATAAAAAATAATTTTTTTGATTTTTAAATATGGTAAAAACTAGATTGAATATACCAGCAACTCTTGTACATAGTGTTAAAGGTACATAGTATAAGATTAATGGTATTCTTTTATCAATTAATGAATCAAATGATACATGTTCAATGCGTTTCGATGATAATTATGTCGAGAATAATATTCCATTGAATAAGATTTTGATTAATGAAGGATTTATTGATAAGATTAAAGAATACGGAAAGAAAGTTGCTTCATATATTACTGATAAAGTAAGAGGTTTTATTGCACTTGTTGATGATGCAGCTAATTAGGTTGTTTCATGGTCATTAAATAATGTCGGTAACTTAGCAATTAAAGCATCAAAAGGTATGTTACCAAAGGGTGTTTATTTTGCACCATCTGCTTCATTAAAGAAAACTGCAGGTACTGGTGGTATGACTATTGATTAGGCATTTGCAGAAGGTATAGCAAAAGACCGCAGAGATATTGTTAATTTCTGGAGTCGTGTTATTAAACGTGCAGGAACAACAGATGAAACAATTTCTGAATCTATTAAATATGTTAATGAAACATATTATAAACCAACAAAATTATATAAAGCATTAAATGAAGCTGTATATTCATATGATGCAGTTAAAGATGGTAATGGATTCAGTCATTTTGGTGTTGCTATTAATTCTAAACAGTTAATTACTAAACTTAAGACCAATATTAGAGAACAAATTTCTGGTCCTCTTGGTGGACACTCAGATGTTGTTCCATTCCTTATATGGGGTGCTCCTGGTATTGGTAAAACTGCAATCATTAAGCAAACTATTAAAGATATGGCTAATGCTAAATATAAAGCAATTAACTTGAATCTTGAAGTTATTATGCTTGCTGGTTATACAATAGAAAACTGGACATTACCTCGTGATGCTACCCGTGAAATTGGTTGGGGTCTTGATTCTGGTTCAGCAAAAAAGAAATCACAAATGTATACACGTGAAGGATTTACAGATACACCTAAGACTTGGTTACCAGTATATCTTAATACATCAGATCCAGAAGAGAATAAGAAACGTGATTATTTCTGTAATACATGTAGATTCCTTTCAACCGATAATACAGGAGAAATTACATCTGCTAATGGACATCCTTTTGAAGGTGGTGTTGTATTTATGGATGAGTATTCACGTGTTGAACCTAATGTTCAAAATATTATCATGGGTATTGTTAATGATCATAAATTTGGTGATAATTATGTTGTTGCATCTAAATGGGGATTTGTTCTTGCATCTAACCGTTCTATTGATGAGAATGAAGCAGAATCAGAAGATAGAAGATATTTCCCTACTGCTGCACAAACAAACCGTTTTACACATTATACATATGTTCCTTCAAAGACTGAATGGATTGAATGGGCACGTGAAGTTGATCCTTTGACACATGAAGCAAATGTACCACCATTTATTACAGATTTTATTGAAGCTTCAGATGATTATGTATGGTATTCTACTATTGTAAATGGTGGATATGATGATATGCTTGATAATCCAGAGGCAGATAAGAGAGCACATGAAGATCAGAATGATTCTTTATCTAAGATTAGTGATGTTCTTAATCAGGAAATTATTTTACGTACAAAACGTATGGTTACTCCTCGTACATGGGCAAATACAATTGGTCCATTCTATAAGGATGCTTTAATTGATTTATTCGATGAGAATCCAGATGGTATTTCAGGAAAAGAATATTATTAGAAATTAATTGATTCATCTGTAGAAGAAAAAACAGATGATGAAGGAAATACATATAAAGAATATTATGGTGGAATTCTTCCAAATGTTTTAATCGATGCATTAAATGAACTTGATGATGATTATTGGGACTGGTGGGTTGATGAACACGGTGGTCTTGATGAATTGGATCCAACTGGTAATAGTTCAATTGGTATACGTGGACGTTATAATATTTTCATGACATATTTTACAGATAATATGCGTGATAAGATTGGTGATGATACAGGTACAAATGGTGCAACTGCAACAGGTCCTGTTATGAAGGCATGGCGTTCATATAATGAATATTCAAAGATATTTACTCCATAGGTAATGACAACTATTTGGGAAACTGGTAGTATGCCTTCTGAATATTAGGATGATGATGATAAGAAACCATTATCTGTTGATATGTATGCAACATCAGAATTCTCTAAATGGAAGTGTATTTCTAGTATTGCAAAAGAATTACCATTATAGGTATTGGCTGCATATCCTGGAGATCTTGAGGAAGATATAAAGAATGATATAGAAACATTAGAAAATGCTAAACCATTATCAGACAGTCAGGTTTCATCTGCTGCATAGAAACTTATTAAAGAATATTCATTTAATATTAATGGTAAGACACATAACTTATTATTTGATGATACAGAATTACAAGATATTGATACATTACGTAATAAAGTAAATTCATTACTTAATTCACGCGTTGCTCAATTATATGCACACTTTGCATCATGGATTGCTAAGATTTCAATTCAAACTGAAATAGGTTCTATCGCACATAATATGAGAACTTCATTATTTGAAAAGTGTAATAATATTGATTCTGATTTGCGTAAAGAATTCTATAATACTGTTGCAGTTAGAAAGACACTTACTGCTTATGAAACTGCCCGTACAAAGAAAGATCCAAGTCTTCAATAGCTTGCACATGTTCATTAGATTGAAGAATCTAAAGTTCCTATTTTACCGGCATTAAATATTCTTGCACGTTCAGAGAAGTTTGATTTCAACCAGACTCGTAATGCAGTTAAGAGTAGAGCTAAAAAATAATAAACATTAAATAAACAATATATATTAAGAGTGAATATAATTATTTGAATTATGTTCACTCTTTTTATTTTAATAAATATTAAAAAGATTTTTTTACTTCTAACATAATGGTAAAGGTAAAGTTAAAAACTAATAAAACTCGAGTATACGAAGCTTATTCTAAAAACACTGTACAAAATACAATGGGTGTTAAAATGAAGTCTGCAGAAGAGAATCAACGTGAATTAGCTGGTTTATGGGGAAGACTTATGAAGCAGAAAAGCTTAGATTTGCGAAAGTTATATAAAGGTGCTACAATGAAAGATATGGGATATTCTATTCCTGTATCTAAAATGCGTGTGCCAGTTAAAGTGAAGATTACTGATGCAATAACAGGAGAACAGACAGAAGAAGAAATTATTCCAGCAGAAATTGCATCTTTCTGTGAAATGGCAAAAACTCAAGCTGCATCAACTAGAGAATTAGGGCCAATTTTAGGAAGATTTAATAAACCTATTTTGTGGTCATTTAATATTGATACAGCTGCATCAGATGGTGTGCGTATTGCATTTAATCCTGTATTTGCTGAACAACTTTTATATAAAGGAAAAGGTCAAGTAAAGGAATTAATGTCACAAGGTAAACGTATGTCTCAATCAGATAGAGTTATTACGATGGCAAGATTAGTTCTTTATGTTATTTGTCATGAAGCATATCATCAAATATATAGACACAGAGAACAAGCAGAACGAAAAACAGAAACACAAGGTGGAAAGAATCATCAATTAGCTAATATTGCTATGGATGCTGAGATAAATCGAGATCTTGAAAAACAAATTCCAAAATATTTTGCTGGAGCAACAGAAGAATGTGATGGAATTTTTGATGATAGATTTAGAATGGAACCATGGCAAATTATTTTTGATGCTTATTTCTATAATAAAGTTTCTACACCACAACAGCCAATTAATCAAAATCCAGTAAATAATTCTCAACAACAGTCTGGACAACAAGGTCAATCTGGAGATAGTCAATCTTCTCAAAGTCAGCAACAAGGACAGAGTGGACAACAAGGAGATAATAGTCAATCACAAGGTCAAAGTGGTTCACAAGGTCAACAAAGTGATTCATCTCAACAACAATCTGGAAATCAAAGATCGCAGAATCAATCAGGTAATCAAAATAATCAATCTGATGGACAACAAGGTCAAGGAGGTAGTTCATATGATGATACAGATTTAAGTGCAGCAGATCCAGATACTATGAGCGATTATGGTATGGATGATATGCCAGATAATAGTGATAAATCTTCTGAGTATCAAGATGCATATAATGATGAGATAAAGAAAGAATTAGATAAAGCTATGGGTAAAGGTTCAGGATCTGATTCTGATGAACAAGGTGATGATAATTCGCAAGATGGAAATGGTTCACAATTTGGTAATAATGACGATTCTGAAAATTCAGATGAATATGGAAATTCTGGAAATGAAGAAGGTGATGGAGATAATCAAGGACAATCTGGAAATAATTCAGGTGATTCATCTGATGGTCAATCAGGTCAAAGCGGTGAAATGAGTCAATCATCTCAAGGTTCTATGGGAAATTCAAAAACTGGTAGAAATTCAGGTCAAATGTCTCCTACAGAAAAAGCAGCACGTGAACAAGCACGTAAAGATGTTAAGAAAGCAATTGATAAGATGAAATCACAAATCGATAAAGATATGAATTCTGTACCTGATGAAGATAAAGTTCAAGAACAGCTTGAAGGTAAAGAATTTGATACTACAACATCTTCTACATTTGGTGGGGCAGATATGTTATCACAAGAACAGATGGCAGAAATTGCAAAAGAATCAGGTGATCCTTATACAGCAGAAGAATTAACATGTGATCCTGTAGAAATATCTAGAAAATATAATGAAGAAAATAAAGACAGGTTAAATCAGGTTTCACCAGATCTTGCAAATAAGCTTAATGATATTGCAGATAAGTTAAAGAATATGGAATCTCTTGCTAATTGGAAACAGAAAATGAAGAAACATTTTACAGCTGCAATGGAAGCAGGAACACAGATGAAACGTTCAAAACGTACAATGTCACAATCATGGCGTGATGATAGATATAATCCATATAAAAAAGTTCCATTCGCTGAGAATAATGCAGCAAATATATTTTATCTTATTGATAATTCAGGTTCTATGTATAGTAATGGTAATGGTATATTCTATCAGATATTTAAAGAAATTGTAACATTAGAAAAACAATGTAAAGTATTAAATTCTGCTAGAGCTTATTTTACAACAGGTGCTATACATCCTGAAGACGTTGAAATGTGGAATATTAAAACACCTATTTCAAAACGTCTTGAACTTCTTGGAGAACGCGGTGGTTCTGGTGGTACAGATATTCCAGGAAATACTATAAGTGTTACGAAACTTAAGAAACCATATTATTATGATAATGGAGAAAAACATACAACTATTATGGTATTTACAGATGGTGAAGATTCTGGTTGGGAACAATTAAAACAGATACCATCAAAAATAAGAAAAGACATTGTATTTGTTGTATTTAACCCAGATGTTAAATTTATATTAAAAACATTCCATGAAATGCAAACACTTGGAGGTATTTCACTTAAAAATTTAATTGGTATTGATACATCTAAATTTGGAATTAAGTCAGTTTAAAAATAAGAAATAAATGAGTAAAAATATATTATTATTCCCTGGTGGTTTTAAACCATTTCATGATGGACATTTATCGATATTGAAATCACACATATTCAATATCGATAATGTTCATATTGATGAAGTACGTATTTATATATCATCTAAAAATAGAGATAATATTACTGCAGATAGTTCATTATGGTTTTTAAATAATATTAAAGACAAGTTAAGTGAACTATATAATGTGAATATTAATGTTGGTATATCTGAATATCCTGCACCTATACGTAAATGTTATAATGATGTTGGAAGTTCAATTAATGATGAGAAATTCTGTTTAGTTACATCAAATAAAGGTAATGACATTAAACGAAAAGATGAATTTGTTCAATTATATTCAGAAAACGGAAAATATTATGATTCAACTAAAGGTGTAAAAACCATATATATAAATGCTAATATTGAACCGGTACATTATATTAATAGAAATGATGAATATAATAATGAATGTGTTTCATCTACTATTATAAGAAATGATATATATAATCATAATTATGATATGTTTGAGACAGCATATATAAATATGTTAAGTAATAATATACTGGATGAAAAAATATTGAAAAAATATTATGAAAAATTAATAGATTTAAGTTAATTTATAGTGTTTTTTCAAAAAGATAAATAATAAAAAAGAAAATAATTCTATTTATAATAATATGAAAAGAAAACTTAATGAAAGTCTTACATTTCCTGTAAAGATTGATGTTGTACGACTTGTAAACGAAAATCCTGAACTTAATGGTTAGATGGATAAAATCGCTTCATAGATAGAAGATACAACAGATGCAACAATTACTAAGGAAGAGTCTGATGGTACTGTTTATATGGTAATTGATGGTCTTACACAAGATGATATTATCGACATATTTGAAAATGATTATTATATTGATGACGTTGATAATTTCTTCGTATATGACGATGCAGATGATGAACTTGATGACGTTGAATCAGATGATGATGCGCGTGCAGCAGCTGAAGATGATATGAGAGATGAATATGGTGATGATTATATTGATGAATCATGTGACGATGATGCAAGAGATTGTGCCATCGAAGATATGAAGGATGAATATGGTGATGATTATATTGATATGGATGAAGATTATGGTCTTGATGATGAAGGTGAATGGATTGATACAGAGGATGATGATTATGATGATATGATTCCTGATTATGATGAAGTTGATCCAGACGATCCTGATGCATTAGATGCAAGAGATGCTGCATATGCAGATATGGAAGATGATGGTATTTATGATGAAACATATGAAGATGCTGATGAGGAATTTGCTGATGATGATGCATTAAATGATTCAGATGACGATGCAGATGATGAATTTGATGAATGTATGGAAGACAGTGAATTTGAATGCTATGAATCATTAAATAATCGTAAACTCAGAAACAGAAGAAGACTTCTTGAAAAGAAAAAGGGTTGTTGTCCACCAAAGAAAGGTAAAAAACTTGTTAACCTTTCTGAAGCATTAAAAATGCGTAAAGCTGGTTTGACAACAAGAGATATTGTTCGTTCTGCTAAGAAACCATATCTTAATGAATCTATTATTAGTAATGCAATTAATAAAGCAAAGACAGAACCACGTAATGATAAGAAGATGAAACTTATCATGAAGAAAAAAGAGATTATGCAGTTAAAGGAATCACTTGGTGCTGAAAAGTTCAATATGATTTGTGAAGCTATGAAATCTGGTAAGAAAACATTATATTCTAAGAAAACAATCAATGGTAAGAATATTACAGAATATTCAGCTAAAGAACTTCTTGAATTGTTAAATACTGTTAAGAAACAGCATACAAATCTTATGAAATCATATAAGTCATTGAATGAGTCTGCTACAAAATCAACAAAGAGAGAACTTCGTACTGCAATTGAAAATAAAGAGCGTTTAATGTTAATTCTTGATGAAGAACTTACATATCGTTTGACTTTCAAAAAGTTGAATAAGTCTAAAGCAATTAATGAAGATGAAGAAAATCCATTGGAACCATTGTCAGTAGATCCTACTGATGGAGATTCTACAGATGATTCTTCAGATAGTACAGATGATACTGCAGATGCAGATTCTTCAGATGAAACTACAGACACTGATTCTTCAGATACAGATGAAACACCTGATAATGATGAAGAAGTAGAATTATCACGCGTTGTAATTACAGTTGCAAATCAAGATGCTGCTGATGAACTTAAGCAATCTCTTGTGGATGCAGGTGTACCTGATGATGCCATTGAATTTGAAGATGATGATGAAACAGATGACAGTGAAGATGCTGATACAGATGAATCAGATACAGATGATAATTCAGATGAAAATACAGATGCTGAAGATACAACAGATGAAACACCTAATGAGTCTTTACATTATAATAAGTTTAAGAAGTTGTTAGAAGATGATGACCCTGAAAGTGATACTGCAGATGATTCCGCTGATGCTGATAACGCAGATGGTAACGATACAGAAACAGGTTCAGATGCAGATGGTGATGATTCTTCAGATAGTGAAGATAAACCTATTAAAGTTGTTTTAACAAATACAGATTATGTAAATGATCTTGCAGATGTTTTAAATAATGAATATGGTATTTCTAAAGAAGAATTTGAAGAGATGATCGGCGGACAGATTGTTGATGATTCTGATAGTTCAGATGATTCTGATGAATCAAGTGATTCAGATGATGATAAGTCAGATGATGATAGCAAAGAAGATGAACCATCAACAAACGGAGATGATGCAGTAGATGCAATGTCACAGGAAGAACTTGATAAATTATTCGGAGGAAACTAATTTAAAAAAATTATTTTTCAAACATAGATAAATAAAAAGATATAGAAAAACTAAGAAAAAACGTTTGCTCGTTTTTCAATTAGTTTTCATTTTTCTAAATTATTTAGATTAAAGAGGAACAGTACGTGATGTATAGTTCCTCTTATTTTTTAAGACTATTTTATATAAATATTGTATAATAATTAAAATAAGTTTTTCGAATATTACTATGTTTACGTTTATACAGATTTTAAGCACAAATTCAGATGGAATTCATATATACTCCTTTAAAGAAATAAAAAAACTTTATAGGTTTTACCTGTATTTATTTCGTCCTCATGTTTGGACTATATACAAAATCTTACATAAAACACGGAAAAATATAGTCAAACGAATTACTAACTTATTTTAATAAATTAAGGGAAATAACTCATAACAGTTATTTCCCTTTTATTATATATTATTTTTATAACCAATACATATGTGGATTTGGACCTATATCATAATACTTATATTTAAAATCTTTACCATTACCATTCTTATAAAAATATTCAACAATATCTCCACGGAATTTTATTGCTCGCTATTTCACTTTATCATTATATAATTGAACATTAAATATTTTTGTATTATGATTTGGTAATATTAATGTATCTGTATTAATATTTGGACATTTATCAATTTTTAATTTTAATAAAGAAACATATTTAGAATTATCCTATATATTAACATTTTTCAATGACTTGCAATTTTTTATAATTAATGAATTATCATCTACTATATTACATTTATATATAAGATTTAAATCTGTTAACTAATTACAATTCATTATTTCAAAACAAAAATCCTAAGTTATTGTTATATTTAATGATTTTAATGTTACTTTATTTAAATTAACATATTTTATTCGTTTATAACTAAAATCAGTAGAACTTAATAAATATTCTAATTCATTTTCTATTATATTACAGTTATTAAAAATTAATCCAGGTGTATATGCTCTGACTACATATGAATCTTTATATAGTGAAAAATTATTTAAAAAGTTTTTAGGAATATTAATATTATCAAAAATATAAGTTATATATGTTTCCTAATATTTACCATGTAATGAAATTGGACACTATATAATTATATTATATTTCATGATAAAATCAATTAATTCCTGTGAATTAATTATATATGAAAATATTCCAGAACGTTTTACACCCTTGGGATAACCTAATGTATAATGTCCACAAGATTCTACACTATCTACAAATCTATAATCTATTCCATTTATATTCTATATATTAAAATTATTGAATTTAGGATATTCTATTATACTATATTTTGATAAATCCTATTCATTATATAATTCTTTAAATCTTTCAAAAATATATTCATCATCTATATATAAATCAGAATGATCAATTTCACTATTATTTAATATATCATCTGTATCATCAAATAATGATTCATATAGTTTTTTATATGCTGAATCAAAACCAAAACGTTTCATTTAAATTAATAATTAATTAAATTTTGTATATGATATTTATAAAAATAAATAATTAAATGAAAAATAATTAAAAACAAATGAGTACATAGAAAACAAATGATGATGGTGCAATTTATGGTGTACCTATTTTTAATGCACATAAGTTTTCACCAGTTGAAATATTTTCAAATAATAATGGAAAAACAAGTTCAACAAAGGTTGTAGGTTTTATTGCATCATGTGTATGCTTATTTTTATTCATTATCCTTGTATTATATTATTTTATAAATCCTGGAGAATGTGCGAATATTTTAGAATTTATAGATAGAACAATTACTTACTTTAGTGTATCAGCAGGTTTAATGGGTATTAAATCGATTACAAGTTCATTTGGTAAAAATAGAATAGAAATTACTGAAGCACCTTGTAGAAAAAAACCTGTTAATAAACCAGAAGTTGAAGATGAAAATCAATCAAATGGCAGTGCAGATACATGTGAATAATAAAGTAAACTAAACTTATTATATTTGATATAAAATATTAGAGTAAAACTAATATTGTGTAATAACTTCATGATTCAATTTATTAAACGATGTTGGTATTGGTTCATGGGTTTATTTACCAATAAGTTTAAAAATATACCCAAAGAAAATACCAATATAAATAAATTAGAAAATAATTTAGAAAACAATAATATTAATATTGTATCAGTAAAAGTACGATATGTAAAAGAAAAAGAAAACTAATTATAAAATATGGCAAAGTTTTATTAGCATATGCAACCAGGAGAAACTCTTGGTAAAATTACAAAATTGAAATATATCGATGATATATCTGATGATGAATTAACCCTTTATGTATTTGAGGATAATACGAAATGTGATGAATCATATATTGCTGAAGTGAATAATATGAATGCATTTAATGGCAGATATATGATGACTGAACTTTCAGGTCCTACAAATAAATGGTCATTCAAAACAGTAGAGTTTAATCTTAATGAAACAAAAACAGTAACAGGAGAAAATGGAGAAGTGTTTGAGGTTCCTCAACCAGGTATAGGAGTTAATGGAGAACATATGAGTTTATCATTAACTGAAGATGGTAAATCGTCATCTAGACCTATAAGTAATGCAGGTAAGAGAACCGATGCGACACCACCTGTTACAGTTAAAACTACAAATATCGAACCAAAAGAAAATTATTTACTTTCTTTACATCCTGAATTATTAGACCCATCATTAAAGCAGAATACTAATATTTCAGAATCAACTGATAATTTAATTTTAGGTAAAACTGTAAAGAAACCAGAAATTAAAGTAGAGTCTTCAGAAGTTGTAGCAGATGTAATAAAAGCAGTTCCAAATCCACAAATTGGACAGTATAGTAGTAAGCAAATTAATAATACTAAATCTCCTATTTCTACTGCGGTAATTGAAACTGTACGTCATGCAAGCATTACTATTAATCTTGATGATATTTTGTCTAATTCTGAATATGATTCCATTAATATAGTTTCTAATGGAGAAACTGTAACATTATCTACAGAACAATTTGCAAAACGATTACGTAATGAAGTAATTGAACAAGTTTCAGAAGATAAGAAAATATCACCATATGAAGATCCAGATTATAAAGAGGATATTCTTATTACTAATATGATTGATAAGAGTAAGAAGAAAGTATATAATATTGGTGTTGATATTGAACTTGAATTACCTCCAAAGGAAGTTTATAAAACTATAAAGGATGTGTATCCGGAAGGAATGTCAGAACATTTTGTTACAAGTATTTCAAGACGTATGAATAATAATACATTGAAAGAAGCGTTAGCGAAAGGTTTAACTGATTATTATGAATCAACATTATCAGATAATACAAAACAAGAAGGTTGATAATTTCAATAATAAATAATTGGTAACTATAATTAAAAACTAACGAGTAATTAATATAAATGAATGTATACGTAACAACTGAATCTGAAAATAAACTAAGAATGTTATTTACTAACATTAAAAGTTTTTTTATTCTTGATGTATAGTCGTTCGTAAGTAGTTTTAAACTAGATCTCAGCAAATAGTCGAATGTATATTTCATTAATACTGAAATATTGAATCAAATTCAATAGGCGTCTAAATTAAAGAAATATCAAGGAATTATTTACATAAATAAAAATTTGGATGAAACTTTATTGTTTAACCTTTAGAATAAATTTAAGAAGATTAAGGAAATAAACAAAATTGTACTTTTAGATAATGGCATATTACCTAAACATACAGACCTGTATAATTTGTGTGAGGAAGTATTTTTCTATGAACGTTTTTATA